TAATAAACCAGTTGTTGATAGAGATTTGGTCAATGAGATTTTACCAGTTAAATATAGACTTAAATGTAAGAACTATAAACAAAAGGAGTTCTCAAATTTAATTACCGATAAAGAGATTGTTATTGCCACTGGTCCAGCTGGTGTTGGTAAGAGTTATGTTGCTATTGCTAGGGCGATTGAATTGATTCAAAATACTTCAAATCAATACAAACACATCATATTGATTAATCCAGCAGTTGAGGCTGAGGAAAAGTATGGTTTTATGCCAGGTCCACAACCATTATATGCAAAGGTTTTAACCCCAAAAGGTTGGACAACTATGGGTGAACTAGAAGTTGGGGATGAGGTTATTGGGGATGACGGAAAACCAACTAAGGTAGTTGGGGTATTTCCTCAAGGTATTAATGATGTTTTTGAGATTAATACAAGTAATGGTGGTAAAACTTTCGCTTGTGGTAACCACTATTGGTCAACTAAAACTTTTGCTGAAAAAAAACACAATAAACCATGGACATTAAAATCGACAGACCAAATTCGTAAAACATTGATTAATAATAACAAGGGTCCAAAACTTAACCATTATCTACCAATGAATAAAACTGTTGATTTTGATGGTTATACATTACCAATACCACCATATATTTTGGGTGTTTTATTGGGTGATGGTTCATTATCTAACGAAATAATAATTAGTAGTACAGATAATGAGATTATTGATAGATTTAAAGATGAATTAAAACCATATGATTTACGTTTATCATATAAAGGTGGGATAAATTATGGTATTATCGGGGATTATAGAAATAATAAACCAGCTAACAGTGTTAAAATTTTAAATACTATAACTGAGGATGAGATAATATTTGACTCTATTGGTGTTGCACTTGAAACGGTACAAATTAATAGAAGTACGCTACACCATAGATGTAAACATAACTCAAAAATTGATAATCAAGAATATAGTTTTATTGAAGATAGAAATAAATTCACGAATCACATTAAAAATGAGATATATAAACTTGGATTGTTAGGTACTAAATCAAATACTAAATTTATACCAGACATTTATAAATTTGCATCTATTGAAGATAGGATATCCTTATTACAAGGATTAATGGATACGGACGGGACTATTAAAAAGGCAACTGGTGAATTACATTACACAACAACATCACCTAAATTAAGGGATGATATTATTGAGTTGGTTAGGTCGTTAGGTACTGACGCAACATTCTACGCTCGTGATAGACGTAAAAAAATAACATATATAAATGGTAGACAAATAAAAGTTAACGTTATTTCGTATGGTATACATATTAATAAATTTGATGCTGATGTTAACCCATTTTTTTTAACTAGAAAATTAAAATATGTAAAACCATTAATTAAAAAAACACTAAATAAAATAAAAAATATTAACCATATAGGTAAAGCCGAAACTAAATGTATTATGGTTGATAATGATAGTCATTTATATATAACCGACAATTATATCATAACACACAACACGCTTCGTGAAAAGCTTGACCCATTCGTTGGTTCATCAATCGACATTATCGATAAAATAGTTGGTGTTGAAAAAAGAATCAAGTTAGAAGAAGAAGGAATTATCTCTGTTGGGGCCCTAGGTTTCATTAGAGGAAAAACAATCGATAATGCTATACTTGTTATGGAAGAGGCACAGAACATGTCACCACATCAAATGAAAACACTTCTCACTAGAATTGGATACAATTCCAAGTTTATTATATCTGGAGATTTAGACCAATCTGATAGATATAGTGACTATAAACAAAGTGGTTTGTATGATGTTGTGTTGAAACATAAGAATATTGAACAATTTGGTTTCATGGTATTTGATGAGTCTGACATTGTGAGAAACCCATTGATTACACTTATCCTTAATAATTACAAAAAGGTAGAATTGGACATTAAAACCAAAATACCAGAACCACCAGAACCACCTAAACCTAGAATCATTAGAGAGGGTGGAACACCACTTATCAAGAAAAGAACCAAATCTAAGATAATTAGAAAAATTAAATATTGGTTTACTAAGAATTTTACTTGGTAAGGGTTACTTATAAACTTTTTATAATATTTTTGTTTAGACTTCACTTCTACAACAAATTGATTAAAATTGAGTATGAATAAAAATATAAATTATGGCTAGAGTAGGAATAACACTAAATGAGGTCCTAAGGGATTTTATCTCTCAGTTTGCATATACTTACGAAAAGTATCACGGGACTAAGTTTGATATCGAAAAGAATCCTATTACGGATTTTAACCTTCTTAATCACGAATTAGTACATTTTGAAGATGAAATGGAATTAAAGAAGTTTTTATATGTGGAAGCTGCTTTAGAAATGTTTGGCCATGCTGACCAAACCCATAACAACATAATGACCCACTTCAATCAGTTCTTAATGGAAATGAAAGATGAAGAAGAACATGATTTTGAAATAGTTAGTAGAGAGGCTGCAATGAGTATCCCATCAACATTCTTTTTCTTATCTAAGACATTATGTAAAGCATCTAATATTAGATTCGTTACTGCATATGCTGACAAATGGGATGGGTTAGATGTTTTAATCACAGCGTGTCCAATAGCATTAGAGGCGAAACCGTCTGGTAAAATTTCAGTAAAGGTTAACACAACCTATAACAAAGACGTTAAAGCTGATTTTGAAATAGATGACCTATTTGAATTCATGAACAACTCAGAATTAAGAAATAGAATTTTTGGAACTAAGACAGCAGATTTTGAAGAAATTGAATAATATGGATAATATGATTGATATAGGCGGTTCAATTTTTAAAATTGACTTAAATGCGTTCAGTAATGCATTAGCCACAAGTGTTAATGAAGATGCTCTTAACGGGTTAGAAAGAGAAACTAAAAGTAATTTCGATGTTGATGGTTCACCTTTAGGGTTCACAGTTACAACTAGAGAATTTGAAAAGGTTAAAGAGATAGATGGTCCAAAATATGATTTACTCAGAATGTGTCTTGAAGTTCTTTTAACATATAACGAAGAAGTAGATGATGATATGGGAATAGCAAAAGCTTTAGAATCAACATCGATACCATTCAAAGTGGCGTTTAATACGTTATTAGATTATGGAATTTTAATCGAAGTTGAAGTAGAATAATAAAAAAATAAAAAATAAAATTAAAATGGAAGAACAAACAAATTCAGTTGAAAAAACACAAGAAGAACAAATCAACGAAATCTTATCAAAAATTGACAATAAAGATTTCTCACTTTATTTCTTTACATTAGACACCCTTGGTAATCCAGTAGCTGGCGTTGCTAACATTTACGAACACGTTAAGGTCTTAAATGAGTTAGGATATAAAGCATATATTATGCATGAGAAAGACAATTACAAAGTACGTGGTGACGAAACTAGTATGGGTATCAATGATTGGTTAGGTGAAGAATACGCAAAACTACCACACATATCAATTGAAGCTCAACAACTTAGCGTTACGCCAGCGGATTATATAATTATCCCAGAGATTTTCGCAAATGTTATGGACCAAGTAAAACAATTCCCTTGTAAAAAGGTTGTTTTCTGTCAAAGCTATGATTACTTATTGGAATTGTTACCAATTGGTAAAAAATGGAACAATGATTTTGGTTTTAATGATGTTATCACAACCTCAGAAAGACAAGCGAATTATGTTAAGTCATTATTTCACGGAATAAATACACATATTGTACCAGTTGGGATTGCTGACTACTTTAAACCAAGTGAAAAACCTAAGATTCCAGTTGTAACAATTGTTACTAGAAATCATGGTGATGCTAAGAAAATTGCTAACGCATTTTATCTTCAATTCCCAATCTATAAATTTGTTACGTTCAAAGAACTAAGAGGTATAACAAAAACCCAATTTGCTGAGGAATTAGGTAAGTCATGTTTAGCTGTATGGATTGATAATCCATCTGGTTTTGGAACATTCCCTCTTGAGGCCATGCAATCTGGAACTCCAGTTATTGGTCTGATTCCTAATATGGTTCCAGAATGGATGGAAGGTTTAAATGAAGGTGGTGACATTACACTTAAAAACAACGGTGTATGGACAAACACAACACTTAACATTCCAGAATTAATCGGAACTTACATGAAAGTTTGGTTCGAAGATTCAGTACCACAAGACCTATTAGACACTATGGTCGAAACCAACGGGTTATACTCAATGGAAAATCAAAAGAAACAGATTGAGAAGGTATATGGAACATTAGTTGCAAATAGAAGAAAAGAATATGAATCTATGATTCAAACTAAAGAAACTAACGAAGAAATAAAAGCATAAAGATGAAAGAGAAAAATGAAATAAGTGTTTTATTACCAGTACATGAATTAACTGATGAAACAAGAAAATTATTTGGTAACGCAATTAAAAGTGTTGAAGACCAATTCGTATTACCAGATGCGTTGTTAGTCATTGTACCTAAGGGTAGTGATGTTGCAAAAGAATTAAAAGGGTATGATTTTGGAAAAATAAAAGATATTGTTACCGTTGTTGAAAATGATGGTGAAACAGATTTTTCATCTCAGATTAATTTCGGTGTTGAAAAAGCAAAAACAGAATGGGTTACTATACTAGAATTGGATGATGAATATGCTAAGATTTGGTTTAAGAATGTGGTTAACTACAGAAACTCTTATCCAGAGGTAGACATGTTTATGCCAATGATTGTCGATGTGGATTCAAATTCAGGATTTATCGGGTTAACTAACGAAGCTGTTTGGGCTCAAAGTTTTTCAGATGAGTTAGGTGTTTTAGACAATGGTGCGTTATTAGCATACCAAAACTTTAACATTGATGGGGTTGTAATGAGAAAATCATTATTTGAAGACTTCGGTGGATTAAAATCAAGTATCAAACTTACATTTGTTTATGAGTTCTTATTAAGAATGACATTCAAAGATGTTAAGGTATTTGTAATTCCAAAATTCGGTTATAAACATGTAAATCAAAGAGAAGGTTCATTATTCCATTCATACAGAACAGAAATTGACCAAGTTGAAGCTAGATGGTGGTTGTTACAAGCTAAAAAAGAATACTATTTTGATAATGACAGAAAAATAACGTACGAGACTGAAACTAATTAAATGGGTAAAGCTGAAAACAAATCCGATTCCGAACCTAAAAAAAGGGGGCGTAAAAGGACAAATGATTTGTATTTCGGTCCAGAGCAAGAAGATGCAGTAGTAAGATTTTTAGAATCAGATGACACAATAGAGAGAAATGCTATCTACAATAAGTCCCTAAGACATCCAATAGAAAAGATGGTGGAATCGATAATTAGAACCTATAAACTTTATAGAAAATCGGTAACATTTGAGGAATTACATGCAGACACAATATCATTTCTAATAACCAAGGCTGATAAATTCGAGGCCGCACAAGGTAAGAAAGCTTACTCGTACTACGGTACAATATGTAAGAATTATTTGATAGGAATGCTTCAAAAAGATGATAGAGGATTTAAACAGTTCGCATCTTGGGAAGATAACTACGATTCTCTGGAATCGAATAACGGGATGAGTTACACTATTGATAGTGATGAACTCATATTAAGTGAATTTATTGAACGAATTATCGTTGAGATTGAGGGTGAATTAGAAGAGGATTATCCAGATAAAAAGAAATTAAGTGATAACGAAATAAAGGTTGGTCGATGTCTTATAGACATCCTTGACAAATGGGAAACCGTGTTCGATGACATGAAGGGTGGTGCAAAGTATAATAAGAATCAAGTTCTTGAAACAATGCGTAACTACACTAAACTATCAACTAAGGATATTAGAGTCTCAATGAAGAGGTTTAAAGTGATGTATGAGTTCTTGAAAGCAGATGGACTTGAAAATGGGTTTGATGAAAACCCATATTCGTGATATTTATAATAAAGCTAACAACAACTAAAACTATAAATTTTGCCAAGAAAGAAAAAACAAGATATTAAGGTTAACAACACCAACTCATTAGAAGGGTTAATGCAAGAGGTGTACAATGATGCATGTGGTCAAATTAACGATGCTCAGAGAACTATTAATGAATTACAGTCGTCTACTACTCCAGAGGACGTAGAAGATGCTACAAAGATTGCTAAGACTAAAATTGATGCACAGAAGATAAAAGACTCTGGAATCAAAATTAAATTAGAAGTTGCGAAACTTCAAAGTGATATTATAAAACATAGTGGTAACACCGAAAAAGCAGTAGAAGAAAGATACGAAGGTAAAGCACAACTAAAGGACTTTAAAACCATTAGGGAAATGCTTAATAATCAAGCTAATGGTGTAGAAAACGATAACGAGGATACTAACAACTAAGTCAAATGGGGATAATTGACCAAAAAAGTAAAATATTTGGCAATATTGCTGCCGCTAGAACTGTTGTTGAGGGGTTACCTAAATTGGTTACGAATTCTTCGTTCCCATCAATAAATAATAACGGAAACAGTATTGCATTCCTAACCGATTTGTTAAAATCATTGGTTGGTATGGAGAAACTACGTGAAGTTATTATTGACACACTTAGTTACAAATTAGATGAAATGGAGATTGGTATTAAAACCGCAATGAAACAATCTCTAAAGGAATTGGTTAATTGTGGTGTTGACCCATCAATTCCAACATATATCAAAAGTGGTGGTAGTGGTATTAAGATAGAGGTAAAAAAGATTGATTTCTTTGATGTGTTAAAAACAAATCCATTATCACCAGAAGGTAAATTATTATATAGTGATGTTGTTAATCCATTTACATCTAGCAACGATTTTAATACATTCCTATATGGTGCGGTACAAAATGATGGTGTAACGGAAACATGGGGATTATCACCAATACTAGATGTTAAATTTGATTCTCTCAATTTAATACCAACACCAAATAATACACTTACATTTAATGCTAATTCAGCATACAATTCAAAAACATTAACAGATTTCAATAATAATTATATTGATTCCGTTGATTTATTTGACTCTGCTGGGTTATTAAATAAAATACTAGATAATGTTTTTGGGTGTATATCAGTTGGGTTAAATAAAAGTTCCACCCAATTAAAGAAAGAAGAAGAAATCAAAATGATAATTGACTGTATTGTCAATGCTGATGAAAATGATGTTATTGATGATAATTATTTTACCTTTTCAAATGAAGAAATTGCAATACAAGAAGATGCGGCAAATTGGAGAAAGAAAGGAATTAGTATTTGTCATACATGTGGTTTAAAGGCAACTAGTTTACCATTAAATACAATATCAGCAATCAACCTACAAATTAGCGGTGCTACAACTGGTGAAGCTAAAAAAGATGCTATTGGCTCTGGTATCAATACACTAGGACAAACAATAAAAAACCAAGCCAATGATATCAAGGATGCATATGCATTAGAATTAAACTTTATTGAAAAGTTAATTCAAAATTTAGTATCATCAATTATTAGTTTTATCCTATCCCCAAAAATAATTACAATATTCTTAATAAACTATAAAATTATTTATGGTCAAGGTGCTGAATATGAAGATGCCGCTGATTTTATGAAGAAAAATAAAAACTTAATGAAATCGATTTCTAAATCAGTTAGGAATGCAATAATTAGTATTTTGTTAAATACGGTTTTAAAGCAAATATCAAGTTTGGTTGCAGCAACAGCTATTGAGATAGCAACAGAAAAAGCTAAAAACCAATTATCACAAATTCTAAGTTTGGTTGGTATACCTCAATCAGTTTTAAGGTTAATAAAGGGAATATAATGAGTGAGTGTAAAAGTAGTGATAAAGCTGGACCATCTACTGGATTTGATTTTGGTTCTATAAGTAATATAATACAAATTATATTGGCTGCATTTTCGTTGCCACAACAACCAGTCACCCCATTACCACCACCACTAATTATGCTAGGTGGTAGCATGAGAACTGGACTTAGTTCCAAACAAATAGCATCTAGAGTTATTTCTAGACAATCGGAAGCTGGGGCACCATCTGGTGATATTTGGGGTGACGGTGAAAACCCAATGGAAGGGGTAATTACGATAATGTGTGAAGAGATGGTTAATGCGATACAAACAGAGGCTAAGGTTGATGTTGTGGTTCCTCCAGGTATTCCACTTACAGCCATTGGTGCTGGTAACTTTGGTGCACCAGTTGTATCTCAAGGTTATACAACATCATATAAACAAGCTAACGGTATAATTAGATAAAATTATGAGTAGATTAGAAGATAAATCAAACAATGAAATACTACTTGAGATAAAGCAGTTACAATTAGAACATGAGTCTATTAAAACGGCTATGCTTAAAGATTATGACACAATTGAAGCACTCAAAGAAAAAATGAAAAAAGACTTTGTTAAAATGGAACGAGTTGAGACATTGTTTACAGAGTCGAATTTGATAATACTTAAGAGATTAAAAGGTGAGATATAATGTATTTTAACGGAAAATATAGTAGAGAAGGAACTAATGGTTACCAAGGTGGTAATGATTTTACATTTATTCAAAGAGGTAAGGTTGTATCTATTGATGATAGTGATGATGCTGGAAGAATTAAGGTTAGGGTAATCGGTGTTGATAATAATAAAGTTGACTCCGAGACTTACTATGCATTCCCAATGTTACCAAAACACATAAATATTGTTCCAAAACTTAAGGAGGCTGTATTAATATTCACATTTAAAAGTAATAACAATAAGGTTGATAGAATGTACATGGGACCAATTATCCCACAACCACAATTTTTAAATAAAGCAGACTTTGATTTAGAGGCTTGGAATGGTTTTTCATTTGGTGTACAAGACTTAGGACCAGCACCAACTGAGAGAAAGAAAATAAAAGGTGGTTATGCAAAGAAAGAAGATATTGCAATTCAAGGTAGAAAAAACACAGATTTAATATTAAAGGAAAGCGAAGTTTTGCTTAGGGCTGGTAAATTTGTATTTAAAGGTGACCCAGCTAATAACGGGGCTAGTGTTGATGAGTTTGATGATAGATTGGGTTATAAATTTAACAATAGAACACAAGGATATATACAAATAAAATATAACACACAAACCAACATACAAGAAAATGGTACACCAAAAGAATATGGTACCATTACGAATATAGTATCGAATAAGATAAATCTTTTAACTTATAAAAACGGTAACCCAACCTTTAATTTAGCAAACCAAGAAAACCTTATTAGTGACGAGGAAATGCAAACAATTTTAAAAACTGCACACCCATTGGTATTTGGTGACAAATTACTTGAGTTTTTAAAATTAACAAAAGTAGCGATTAGTAATCATACACACAAGTACGCTGGGTTATCACCACATAGTGAGGGCCAATCTGAATCTGCTAAAGCTATGCAACAAATGAATGAGTACGATTTAGAACAAATATTATCAAAAAACATACGTATTAATTAAGGTTTCTAGGTATTTATTAATAAAAGAAACATGGTAGTACGCACTTATTTTGATAGAAACAATACGATAATTTATAACAACGTCACAAACACGGGTAGAAACCCTGTGTCTGAATTATTCTATGGTGGTATAGGTGCTGACAACAAATATAGTAGATTATTGTTTTACTTTGATGAATCTAACATAAAAGATTTATATACTGGTGGAACATACACCGACCTAACTAAACTTACACACACCCTTAGACTTACAAATACTGGTGCTTTTGACAAAGCCTTATTAGGTTCAGTAACATCTGACGGTAAAGATAGGGCATCTTCGTTCAACCTTATTTTGTTTCCTTTGGAGCAAGTTTGGGATGAAGGTAATGGATATGATTATAGTACTTCTAATGTTTTTCTTGTTGGTGAAGCTGCCATATCAATTAACCCATCTAATTGGGTTCAAGCACAAACCAATATTTCTTGGTCTGGTGGTAATGGGACCTTTACTGGTTCAACTACACCATTGGCGACAATACATTTTGAACAAGGAAATGAAAACATCAATTTAGATATTTCAGACATTGTTAATGGATACCTTACTGGTGACACAAACTATGGACTAGGCATTGCATTTGAAAGTTCTTTAGAGATTACTGAAACTGGTTCATACAACTATGTTGGTTTCTTTACAAGACACACGCAAACATTTTACGAACCATACTTAGAAACCGTTTATAATTGTCACATCACTGATGATAGGGCAAATTTCTATTTAGATAAAACTAACAAACTTTACTTATATGTCAACCTAGGTGGTGAACCAACCAATCTCGATGTTAACCCCAGTGTACAGATTTTAGACAACGATGGTGTTGTTTATTCTAGTATTACATCATCAGCGGTAACCCACGTAACTAAGGGTGTTTATTGTGTTGAAGTCAACGTAACAACATCTAGTGCTGCAACTGACTGTTATATCTTCAATGATGTGTGGAGTGGTATTACAATCAATGGGGTTGTTAGACCAGACATTACAATGGATTTTGCTTTGGTTGATAGTGGAAACTATTATAACATTGGTAACAACGACACAATGCCTCAGAAGTATGGCTTTAACGTATCTGGAATCAGAAGAGAGGAAAAGATTAAGAGGGGTGATATTAGACGTGTTACCGTAACCGCTAGAATCCCCTATACAACTAACCAAACAAGTGTAATTGATGGATTACAATATAGGGTTTATGTTAAAGAAGGTAGAAATGAATTAACTGTAATCGATTTTCAAGATGTTGAAAGAAGTTATAATTACAATTACTTCCTATTACATACTGAAAGTCTTATCCCTAACACATACTACTTAGACGTAAAGGTAACATCAAACAATGAAGTATCAACAATCAAAGATACATTATCATTCGATATTGTTAGTCAAAGTGAATTGAGAATATCACAATAATGAAAATAATTTAAAAATAAATCCAGATTTGCTTGACATTTCTGGATTTTTTTATTATAGTTGGTTTTAGTTAACTCTAGTATTAGTCTTGAGTCATTTATTTGGCTTTAGAGCTTTCTTAGGAAGTGAAAAGATTGGTACGATAATAACATTATTAAAAGTTAAAAATATGTACAAAACAACAAATGATGGGCTACCTACGCCCACGGCTAACTTAGCCATAAACAGAAGTAGGATTAAACTATATGGTAAGGATTCAAAAGCCCCTACTTACTATCTACAAAAAGGGCAAGAGTTCCAAATAGAACTATTTAATCCAACTAAAGATACTATCATGGCTAAGATTTTCCTAAACGGAAAACCAATCGCACAAGGTGGGCTTGTTTTAAAGCCCGCTCAGAGAGTTTTTCTTGATAGGTATATTGATGTGGCTAAGAAGTTCAAATTCGATACCTATGAGGTAGAAAATACATCTGAGAGTAGAAAAGCTATTGAAGATAATGGTGACTTTAAAGTAGAATTCTATAAAGAACGTATCCCAAACAATTATAATATCAATCCTTATTTAGGTAATGGTCGTGGTTTTAGTGGAACTATTATTTATGATACAACTACTGGTACAAATACTGGTGTAAATTATAACCACTTAACAACCACAAATGTAAACGGTGTTGTTAGTAGCACATCTAATTATTCGACAGATGTAAATACCTCTAGTAAAATTGGTGCTGTACACGATGGTAACAATACTCTGGATTTTATGGACCAAGAATTTTCTAGAAATATCGCTCCAGAACCGAATAAACTTAAACGTGTTCTTAGAAGTAATAAATCAATCGAAACTGGTAGGGTTGAGGTTGGTTCCAGTTCAGACCAAACCCTTGAAACGGTTTATATGAGTTGGGAATATTCACCATTCCATTCAATTGAATATAAAATGTTACCAGTATCACAAAAGATTAATACAGTAGAAGACACACAAGTGAAAAGATACTGTACCAACTGTGGTGGGAAGAACAAAACTAATTTTAAATTTTGCCCTATATGTGGGACACAAGTTTAATATAAATTAAATAAAATAAAGGGTTAACTATAATAAACGGGATTTGCATTTGCATTTCCCGTTTTTTATTTGTATATTTGTACTTTATTAATAACTAAAAATTATAATTATGGCAAAGGTAACACACAAAGAAAGAGTATTAAATGCAATGCAGAATGGTAGAACTGTTTCCCCGTGGTATGCAATCAATGAATTGGGTAACACTAGACTAGCTGCAACAATCCATTCGTTAAAACAAGATGGTCATGAGATTTCATCTGAAATTGTTGAGGGTGTTAACAAATTTGGTGATAAGATTCACTATGCTAAATACAAGTTAGACAAACAAGCGTAATGAATACCTTAGATAAACTTTTATATGGGCATTTAGGATAGTGATTATTATGACCATGAGTGATAATTCTATAAAACAAAAAAAGCCCTACATTTCTGTAAGGCTTTTTTTTATAGTGTTTTAAGAGATTATCTTAATTCATCAAGGTTGAAGTGAGGAACACCATCACATCTAACATGACCGTAGAATCTGTTGTTAACAACTTTCTTAGCGTATCTTGTCATAATCCCCTTCACTGGTGCGAAGTTAAATGGATTGTACATTGTTGGCGTAAGTTGTAACGGCACGTACGGTGCGTAGATATAACCTGTATCAAGTAATGATTTACCTTTGTGTCCGATAATCATAGAGTACCATGGAGAGTAAGGGTCAGCATATACTTGGAATCTTCCTCCAAGAGAACCAATTCTCTCGATACCCATGTTGTAAGAATCTTGCTCTGGAGAAGCATCACTTACGTGGAAGTATTCAAGGTCATTGAAGATTGCAGAAATTTCAGAAGAAACAACGATGTAGTTTGCACCACCTCTTAATGTTGACTTGTGAATTTGAGCAGAAACTTGGTTTACTTTCGTAATCAAAGTTTGGTTCCATTCTTTTTGTGTATATGGACTTGCAGCAGTTGAAGCTTTTCTCCATCCGTTGTAATCCCATCTAAGAGTCCATGCAGCAGCTTTTCTCAAATCTCTCAAGATTTCTCTATCGATTTCAGCAGCTACTTGCTCAGATAACATAGCAGTTAATTCAGCCTCAGCATCAATGTTGTGGAATGCACTAACATCTTGAGCCAATTCTGGAGACCATGTTGCTCTTAATTTTCTTTCTTCTACAGAAACAACTACTTCATCCAATTTGAAAGATACCTCTCCCATTTCAGTTTCAAGTTCTAATGTAGCATAAGTTGCCCAAGATACACTGAAACCAGCACTTGTAATACCAGTAGTTGCAGTAGCAACACCAACATAACCGTCATCCGTAGATGTACCGATAGCAGAAACAGGATGAGTTAAGTCTAACTCAACATATACGTCTCCTAAAGAGTCACAGATATCGTCATAAGCAACGATTCCTTTTCCGTATTTTTGAGTCATTAATCTAAATGGAACCTCAGACCCAGCAGCAACAACAGTGTTACCATCTTGGTCAAGCATTGCATTAGTAGATACAACTTTTAATGAAGCTAAGAATCCTTCTGTATCCATTTCGTTTCCGTCTGGTCCAGTTAATCTTCCTTTGTTTCCACCAGAGAATCCAGAGAATCTCATTTTAAGTGCTCTAAGAGAACCATCTGTTGCCAACGGTGAAGTTACAGCATTGACAGCATCAACGAATACACCAGCAGAGTTCATTGTAACAATCGTTGGTACTTTAACGTTAATTGTTGCAGTACCTTTAGAGTTATCAAATAATCCATCGTTGTAATAGATATCGTATAAGTTTTTAGCTTCGAAAACAGTTGGCGTACAACCTACTCCGTTTACACAGTCTGGAAGTTGGTCACCCATACCAGTGTGTGCAGAATAGATAGGGTTCGTGTGAACATTACCACCATTTCCAGCAGAATCAACTCTAGATGAAGTAACTGGTACGAAGTAGAACAATTTACCGATTGGCATGTTCATAGCTTGTACAGATACAATATCATTAGCTAATAACTTAGAGAATACTCTTCTTACGATTGGGAAAACAACTGTTTCGAAAGAACCAGATGAATCAGCCGCAGAAGTAGCTTCGTTTAATAAATAAGAAGCTTCGTTCTCATATAACTGAGCGATGTTCTCCTTAACGTGACCTTTAAGACCTTCTAAGAAGCCTAAAGAGTTCCATTTTTGTTGTGTCTGTGCACGGATAGCTTTCATGTGGTTTAACCCAATGTTTCCTACCATTCCAGAATTCAATAATTGTGATTGTGACATAATTAGTTTATTTTATTTTATTTTATTTTAATATTTATCTTTATTGTCTACTCTAGACATTAAATCAATAATACGCTTAGTCCCTTGGTCAGCATAAGCAGTAGTCTCATTTAATTGAGATTTACCACTTGATAATTCCTTTGAGAACTTTCCTTCTACTGATTCAGACATTGGCTTTTTATTACCCAATTCTTTTTCGATAGATTTAAAAAGTTTTTTAGATTCTTGAATATTAGAAACTTCCTCATCAAATCTTTCGATGATTGTTCTCTTTTCTTCTTTTGTTGTAGCATGTTCAGTAAACAATCTTGTTACATTTGTAAGATTGGTATTGAATACAACAACTTTCCCTAACATTTTTCTTTGCTCTTGTAAAGTCCCAGCCATTTCAGTTGCTTTTGCTTTAAGAGCCTTAGCTTCTTTAAGGAGTTTATCATAATCCGCTTTAGACACGTATTCGTTAGTTTTTTCAAGCTTTTGGTTTGTGTGTGCTGTGGCAACTCTTTGTACTTTACCTCCAACATACTTAGTTTCGCTAACTTCATCTTCGTTTACTTCGTCTTCCATGATATGTGCTCCATGAGAATCTCCAGTTCCGTTTTGACCATTATCGTCAAAACCACCTTCAAGATTATCACCAGCAAAGTTGTTAGATGATTTCTCACTTCCAACTGGTGCCGTAACACTATCAATGTCTTCCATTTCGTCTATTGCAATTTCATATACAACATTAGATTCATTCATATCGTAACTTTCTTCGTAAGTTTCTTCCTCTTCGGCACCTTCGATACCATCCATTGGAAGTTCTGAATCCATATCATCACCAGCAGTTAACTCAAATTCACCTTCTTCTTCTCCACCAGTATCAAGACCAGTTTCAATTGGAGCGGGAACATCAGCAGCACCAGCAGCGGCATTGTTTTTGATAACAAATTCACCTGGTTCGTTTACTGTTAATTCAATATCACCATTTTCATTACTCACTATTTGAATTTCGTCATCACCAGTCAATTTCTTGTACACTGCGATAACTTCTTCATCTGATGCGGTTGTCATATCCATTTCGTCTCCGTATGATGCATCTACACCCATACCTGTTTCATCACCTATCGCTAGGTCTTCTTCGGAGTTACCCATTTCTTCACCACCATCATCGTCAATGTCAATATCCATATCCATGTCTACATCTTCTACGCCATCAACAGGTGCTTCCGCATCTACATCTATTGCAACATCAGTATCCACTTCTGCATCGTCAACATCTTCTTCGTCAAACTCATTAAGAGATTCTTTCACTAGGTCATTAATTTCTTCTTTCGCAATCGAACGAAGTATTTCTTTTGTGTTGGCGTTTAAAGTTTCTTGGATTCTTTTCGCATCTAATAACGCTTCATCAATAATTGATTTTTTCTTTTCAGCCATTTTGTTTTGTTTATTTTTTAAAAGTTTTATCTTTCTTGTTTTATTTTTGATTCTATAAAAAGAATCCATTTGATAATAAATATAAATGATTTTACCAAAAAACTATAAAAGTGAAAAAATAATTAAAATTATTTTTTTTATTTTTAGTCTAATAGGAAATTATCTAGTTCGTCATCTAATTCTTTATTTTCTTTTATTACTGATTCGGTGAATGGTTTTGCTTCTTTACTGTTTGCGAATATCCAAGAACCTGGTGTTGACGGTGCTGTAACAACATCCCAACCTATTAATTCAAAGTCATCTTGTACAATTGCATTACCTTCATAATCTTCTTCAAGTGTTCCAACACCTCTAGATGATACTCCAATTCTCCAACCATGTCTAAGCATGTTAGCAACCTCATCACCCTTAGTTGAACAAATACCCATATTGATAAACCCTAATGTTGTGTTGATTTGCATCTCACCCATAAGTGTTTTACCTTCCCACCATATCCTAGTTATATTATGTGATACTCTATCACCAGCTATGATAGATGATTCTGGATGGTCTAATTCACCCAATGCTGATTTGTTTTGTATTAATTGATTGTATGCGGTTGCTTGGTTCTT